AGTCAATACCGCCGAACATTAAACGTGCCTCTTTTGGTATGCTATCAATAACGCTCCAATTCTCAAACACAGCCCCGTCAATAGCACCAACCAATCCCAAACCATAAACACGCCATTTGTTTGCCCAATACTTCGATATTATGTTCCCTTGTGCATCGTAGCCTAATTCCTTGTAGCGTAGTATTTCGCCGCGCTCACGCTCTGAAAGTAGTTCGTTGTCTTTAAAGGTCAATTCTAAGTAGTCCACATCGGGACGGTTCAACACTTCATCGTGAATAAAGAACGAAGCATCGGGATTGTAGTCGCAAAACACCTGACCCGCCCTTGTTGCCACTTGTCTGTAAGTTTCTGAGTCTATCTTGTTGACCTCATTAAAGTAGGCAACATCGGAGCGTAAACCCTTACCAACATCGGACTTGTCTAATCCTATGAACTTGATGAATGAACCGTTTGGAAATCGATATAACGTACCTGAAATAAAGCGGGTAGGTTCGTAAATGCCAAACATCGTCATTATCTTAACAAAGTCTTTAATAACAGTTAAACGCATCTTTGTAAGTTCGGCGCTCAGGATTAGTATTTCCCTATTTCCTTTATTAGATGCGTGGTTAATCAATAGCATAAGGATAGAGAACGTCTTACTCGCTCCCTGCCCACCTTGTATTACCCTAATGGGCTTTTTAAGGCTGGCTATCTTCCGTAGTGCTGTTGTCTGTTGTATCATTTAACGGGTCTATTGATAGCACTTGGATATTGTGGTTTGTGTTGATGTTGTTTACTACTTCTTGTAAGGCGTTTAGCTTAGAAACCAAAGCAGGATTGAACTGACCAACCATGCCACCTTCCAATTGGTCGGAGCGTATTTCTCTCAATATACGTGCGGAAGTGGGGAAATAAGCGTCATAACTTGGGTTTTTGCCTTCAAAGTATTCGCTTAAATCAGGATATGAAATACGGGTGTTATCCATGCAATAACATTCAAAGCCCTCCATTGTTAATGGTCGCTCTAATGGTTTACGTACATGTGTACCGTCTTTACCCACAAAGTCATGAACAAATCTTGGATTGTCTTTTACCTTTTTTTTGTAGGCTTCAAACAAATCCCAAAGTATTTCAGGCGACTCTATGTACTTTTTCTTATTCACACTCAATTACTTTTCGTTTGATACTTGGATAACCGTTTTGTATTTCGTTTATCTCAGACACGATTTCACCATTTTTCCAACAATCCGTTATGTTGCTTTCTTGACGTTGCCATTCAACAAACTGATAGTCTGAGAAATCCCAACTAATGTAAGTCACATAGTTGCAGTTACAAGTTTGCGTTGGTTGTGGTGTTTCTTTCTTGCAAGCGAATAAACCCAGTGCAAGGAATAAGATTAACTTTGTTCTGTTTACTTTTGCCCATGTCTTTAGGGGTGTGTCTAATTTTTTCATTTCAGTTTCTTTAAAAGTTTGTCTTTACCGATTGCTGGATGTACTTTGATGCCTTTGATTCGCGCCAATTCTAAAAGGTCTTCACGCTCCATTGATTCAAGTGTGATAGCAACTTGCATGGTGTTCTTTGGCTCATGGAATGTGATGTAGTTAAACAAGGTCTTGAGCGCTTGATTAACACATGAACCACATCCCCAATTCAAAGGCGATATTTTACCCGCTATTTCATTCCAGAACTCCTGAAGTTCGTTCTTTTCTTCAAGCGTGAACTTGTGCGTTTGTCTATGCCCTGCTAACTTATAATTCAAGTCGCGGAGTGTTTGGCTAATTTGCATATTTTTCATATAATTTTGATATTAAGTAAGTGATTGCAATTTCTAAAATCAAAGGCTGCCAACTGATTAAGGCAAACAATACGATTAACTTAAAAGATAAACAAGGCATACAATCAAAATGCTTGTTGTGACCGTCAATGCCTAACCATTTCTTTAGATACAAGTTCAACCCTAATTGATTGATTGAAATGTCAGCTATGAATATCGCTAATACTATTAATGTCCAGTTCATGTATTACGTTATTTTTCACAAAGTTACAAATTTCTCGCACTTGTTTACGTGTTATGTTCAATTTTTTTGCGAGTTCTGTTTGACTATCCCCCAATGCAATTTGTTTGAACACCCAAACCTCTTCTAAATGCCCTGCTTGTTCTAACTTGTCGAGGTGCTTTTCTATGTAGTCTAACCTAACATCGGGCTCAAATTCTAAGTCAACATCAAAAGAGTATGTTTGCTTGTTGTTCAACTTCATGAACACGCCTATTTGAGAACGCATGACAGCGTAAAAGTATGTATCGGGGTGTTTGATTCGGTCAACATCTATTCGCTCAATTATACGAAGGTAGCAATGATGCACAAGGTCTCTGTTTAGTTCACCCACCATTGTAGCGGCTATCTCGTATTGCTTTTTAAAGTTGAAAACCATTGTGCAAATGTAATTAAAAACCTCTTAGCCACCTCAAAACATTTGTTCGGTACTTAAACATGAAAGCCATTCCAAGTATGCAGCCCATTACAAACGAGATTAAACACAATAGAAATGTTCGTGCGCCTCTGTGTTCTTTTCGTGTTTCTTTGCGTTCTGTGCGGTTCGTTTGGCGTATATCCGTGCGTTCTGTCCTTGATTGTGTTCTCAGCGTTTTGTTCTCGGCTTTGAGCTGCTTAGTGCGCTCCTTTTCCAATTTCAGTTCGTGCCTAAGTTGGTCGCGTTGTGCCTTGTAATCAAAACGAGATTTTGGGTTAATGGTGCGGGTCTGAATGATTGTATCTCTGTACTCGATGCGCTCAATTATGGCTATCGTGTCACCATCGTGGTAAATGGTGTCATACGTCTTGAACGGTATCTGAATCGTGTCATTGAACTGCGTCCAAAAGTTTGGGTCTTTGCGCTCGATTTTGCCATAGTGCCATGCAGTCGAACACGATGCGAATATGGCTAATAGGATTATTAGTGGTGTTTTCATTGTGTTATTATTAAATGTTGTATATGCGCTAAATAATAGCGTGTATTTGTTAGTTATAAGTAATTAAATTTTAAAGCGAGTTTCTAACGTAGTTGCAAACCACATAAAAAACAATCTTCTGTAATACTTGCCGTTTACTTTATATCTTGGGAACGCTTTGAATCCCATCCAACTTCTGTGTATTTCTATTCTCATTTTTAATAATTTAAAATTTAACATACTTATAACAAATGATAAACAACATTAAAACGATTGTTTATCATCAACCGTTATCTGCAAGGCTACCATTCATCCATTTCAATGACGATAGTTCTTTTGGTTTCTGTTATTGATTCACCAACTATTCGGTGTTTATCTTTTTCTAAATAATGACCAATTTGCATAGGTTCAATAGCTGTTGATTCTCTGCCTTGATTATGTGAGTATCTTAGGCATCCAACATTATTTATAAAAATCTCTGTTGCTTCGGTTGGTACTTCTACCAAAATAAATCTTTTCATTTTCGTTCTTTAATTAAGTTCCTACTGATAAACCGCCCAGCAGGTAACAGCGGTTTGGCAAAATAGCCACAGATACTTCTCTGTTAATAATTAAATTTGTGCAGGTGGCTACTTCACCAAGCTGCAAAACGTTAGCACTACTCAATAACCAAATTCGGTTTCCCAAACGCATCTCTCACTTCTTGCAAGGTCATTGTTTCAGGCTTGATTTGTCGGATTTTTGAACAAGGGTGTAATTGGTAAACATCGTTTCTTTTTATCCAATACTTTTCGTCCCAATATGTCACAAACACATGAGCCTCCCATACATTATAAATTAAAGCCTCAACCCACTCCCCCGCTTGTGGTGTCCAATCATCAAAGAATTCCGATTCGTTTAGGGGGTCGGTGATTGTACCTTTTTTAGCCATGCAAAACATATTGTAAATCCACATTATTTCTAAATTGTTTTCAGAACTTTTTTCCCATGATAAAAACATCGGATACCCTGCATCGAACAAACGTTGCCAAAGGCGTTCTTTTTCTTCGAGGTTGGCGCATACAAAGCCTTGCCCCTCGCTAACTTGTTTTAGTTTTTTTTCCATTGTGTTAGTTTAATAAGGGGAGTTGTTACGCTCCCCGTTTTTGTTTAAAAAGGCAAATCATCGTTTTCCACGTCCGCGACTGTAAGCCCTCCGCTCGGTGCTTGTTGGTCTTTTTGGTATGGCTCAGAAATCTTAGCGCTAAAGAATTTTTTACCTGCTTTTGAATCTTTAACCCAAAGCGCTATTTGCTTATCCACTCCATCGACATTGATTGTGCCTCGATAATCGGGCTGCGAGCCAGTCTTTTGCTCGTTCTTGAAAATTGCACCAGTATTGGTGTTGTCGTAATTACTCATTGTTTATTGATTTACTTGTTTAATAATTCACTCAAACGCTCCAAATAATAGCTATTAGCCAACTTGTAACGCTCTTTTATTTCATTTTCGAGTTGTGCGTCCCGTTCAAACCAAACCGTTGTTACACGTCTTGATTCGGGTATGTTATCCACATCATGCAATTCGAGGTTGTCCCACGGTTTCAAATAGTCATCATCAAACGGTGTCGAAATCATGCAATAGTCAATAGACGCTTTTGGCTTGTTACACATCATCATGTACGCTCTTAATTGCCATTCATAACCTGCTGCTTTGATTTGCTTTTCGGCATCTTCTTTAAACGCTGGAAACGTATCTAAAGACCAACTTGTTTTAATGTCCCTAATATGGTCAATCGCTACAATGTCAGGTGTGCCGCTTAACCAATCTTCAAAATAGAAACGTTCGGCATTCTTGAAATACATCGCATCGGCTACATTGTTTAATAGTTCTAAACTTACGTGCTCCAACTCCGTACCTTTACGCATCTGAGGTGTTTCAAATCGTGATGAATAACCAAAGACTTCCTGCTTTACCTTGTCTTTAATCCACGACTTTGTGGTTTCAGACAGCAACTCCGATTTTGTTTTCGGGTTTGTCATCATGCTGTGTAACTCGCTTGCCCTAACCTTTAGATTCATCACAGTAAGTTTTATATGCTTGTTCAACATCGGACGTGATTGTGTAAATTTCTTTGATTTGCTCAATCGTTGCCCCTGCTTTGTACGCTTTCTCAAAGTTATCCTGAGTAAACGATTTTTTAGGTGCTATTGGTTTTGGCGCTACCGTTTCAATTCTAAGCGCATCATGTACTTCACCAAATGCTTTTACCTGCTTTACCGTAATTGTAACCTGCTTACCAACCCAATCTTCAATATAGGGCGTGTTTAGTGCTTTGGCAACCGCTCTCACGTTGGTATGGTTTAAAATCATAGGCTTTAATGTTGTGAACTCTAAAACTGCCTCAGACGTGCTTTGCCCTTTATGGTCAACTACTTTGTCAGTCTTTGCGCCTTTAATTGTTAATACCAATTTACCGAACGTTCCATCTTCGTTCATTAAGTCCCATGAACCTAACCAGTTCGGGTCTTTGATTTTTCTAAAATGTGTCTTTTCCATCTGTTTAGTTTTTGTTGTGTTTAGTTAATATCTCTCAAGCTAAGGCTTCGCAAATACATATGTACATCGTCAATGCCTAATACTTTTTTTGCCTTAGCCTTTAACGCTTGGTTCTGCGATTCATTGAACGCCAATCTGTAAGCGTGACTTAGCTTTTCGCTTTCGGGCTTTGGATGCCGCCCTGCTGTTTTCTTGTTTGCCATTGTTATTTGTTTAATTTGTGCGTTATGGATGCGTCCCCCGTTTTGATTTGTTAAACTAACTCTTCAGTTAACTCAATGATTTCATCTTTGCAATCTTCAAGAATCATTAACACAACCTGTTTTTTAAAGTTGCTTAAGGCTCTTGAACCATCTTCTAAATCTGTATAGAAATCCCAAGCCATTGAATCGTTTGTATGCTTTCTCAAAGTGGTCATTTCACCATTGACTTCGATATCAAGAAAATAGTTATAAGAACCAGTAGCTTTTCTTTCCATGCCTACACTTGATAGGTACGCTTGTTCAACTCTGTTTGGCAAACGTTTTGCAACGTTGTTCGTGAAGTTTGCCGTGTTTTGAAATCCTAATGTGATTAATAGTCCTGAATTTGTCATCTTGTTTAGTTTTTTCGCCTTAACTCCGTTGCTAAGACGATACAAAAGTAACTAAATTTTTTAAACAGCAATAAAAAAAGTGAAAATAATTTAATTATTTTTATATCGACTTTACAAATTGATTAAACCACACGTACCAACTATCGAAGTCCTTAGCAATTACATACACGCCTCCCGCTGTTTCTATTGCTTGTTGGTATTCTTTCTGGTATTCGCTTTGACGGTCTTTGCCATATTTGACCTCAATCTTTACGGAGCGCCCTTTGATAGTCGCGCTAATATCCGCGCTTCCTTTTGTCCCAGTTCCTTTTATCCAACTTACGCCACCTATTTGACGTTTTCCTAATACGGTATCGACTGTTTTCGTTTTGTCAATACGTTTGCCCATTGTGTTAATTCTCTCGGCTTGAAAACCGCTAAACGTAAGAAAGTCAATAATTGATTTTGTCAAAGCGTTTGCGCTGTCATCATTGTACTTTTGTACGGGTATGCAATGCTCAGGAAAAGACGGGTTGCGCTGCAATTGCCATGCGTGGTGCATTGCTTGGAGTAGGTGTTTATTGTCTTTGTTCATGATGTCCAATATTTTATTTCACTTAATTTATCAATGCATTTACCTTGCATCCATTTGTTTCTAAACCATTCAATTTTGCAGTCCTTTGCAATCTCTCTAAACTTGTTATTGATTTCTGTAATTCTGCTTTCAAGTTCAGGTATTTTTGAAACGCATTCAGTTGTTCTTTTTGACCCACTTTCAAAACTGTTAACTTGTTCTCGTTCGTATTCAATTTCTCTTCTAGTTGATTCAATTCTGTTACTAAATTCTGTAATTCTTTCTCTAATTCCGTCTCTTCTGTCAATTTCTGTTCCAAGAAGCTCTCCTTTTGTTCGCTTAAAATCTTTATTTCTGTCTTCAAAAATTCTAATTCTAGGTTCAATCCATCCCTCAAATCTAGATATCTCTGTAAATGCTTTATTTTTTCCGATTTTATCCAGTTGCTCCAATTCGTCCTTTTGTTCTGCAAGTTTGCCTTGCCCGTCATGTATTCTTCTATTAATGTCTTCAATTTCTCGGTCTCCAATGATACTATCTCGCTCCGACTTTTGATTTCCTTTGTCATCGATATAAATTTTAAATGTTAATATTTGATTGTCTTCAATAAACTGCGCTTTATTCTTTGATATATCACTAGACTTTACGACCTCAACAATGCAATCTGTACCGCATAACAGTTGTGCTTTTACATCACTCCTGAAATATGAATCAATAATCCTTATTTCCTCTTGAGCATTTTGCAATAACACATCAAACCCTTTGTATTTAAAACTTAGATTTTCAATTATATCTCCCTTAAATTTCCTATGTTCATAGGTTTCAAAGGTCTTTTCTAATTCAGAAAAATCATAGCTTACATTTCGCAACGTGTATTTCTGATTCGGATATGCACTCCAAAACAAGTTACCTAGACTAGATGTTTTTGTCTTTAACTTAATCTGTTTTTCAATATCAAAGTAGTACGGTCTTCCATCATTTATAGCCCTTTCTCGTGATACTAAATTTTCAAAGTCATCATAAGCATGGCTGTATTTATACTCAGAAAGGGGTGTCTGTTTCAATATTACTTTCGGCATCGTCAATGTGTTTTAAATCGTCATTATTCAATTCATAGTATCGAACGCCATTTGCAGCGCCTGAAACAATTTCAATATGCTTAAAATCAAAGTACGTTTTTAACCATGTGTTAAACATTCTTTGCGTTAAGAATTTTTTGAAGTCGGTATAATCCGAAACAAAACGCTCCATAAAGTCTTTATAATAAACCCTTTCCTTATTGCTGAACTCTTTTTCATCCATCCATTGTACAAACTCTCTCGATGTGTTATTTATCAATTTACGAATACCGAGATTTTTATGCTCGTATTCAACCAAGCCATTCTCTAGAAAGTATTGCAAACAGTTTATCATGTAGTGGTCAAATCGCGCCCATTCCATCACATCCCAGTCATCAAACAGCATACAATCAAATTCGTCTCTAGGACTGTGATGCGCTCCAAAATATGAAGATAGTTCAACTTCAAACATCCTGCGCTTAAACGAACCGCCCTCAGCCTTCAAAGTGTAATTTGTTGAAATCAATACTTTCGGACTTTCACTTACTGGCAACTTTGTAGCGCCTTGATTTTTGTATTCAATTGTGATACCCTCAGTAATCAAACTAAATAGACTTTCAAAATTAAAGTTCTTTTTTACATCATCAAATGCCAACACTTGGCAATCCGTTGGTACTGTTTGATATGGAAACGACTTATTAAAATCAAAGTTTTTACCGTCAATAGTCGAAACCTTTTTCATTTGCCCTATTGCATTGGTCAAAATTCCTTTTCCTGAGCCTCCATTTGGATGCTCTGAAATCGTTTCATCATTCAAAATAATAGCTTTGTTGTTTGCGCTCGTTTTGTAGCTATGCAATAGATAACCGATTATTGACTTCATAGTGTTGTAACGCTCCACGTCTTCACCAGCGATTAACCATACAAACGTTCTAAACATACTTTCGTGATGGTCGGCATCCGTAAAGTCACGGTCAACAACTTGGTCGCGCCAAATGTGTTTATCAAGTTCACTGTAATCAAATATTTCTATTCGTTCCTGAAAAACTTTTACCGCTGAATTTTTAAAGTATATCCATGCAAAGTCTTTACCATCCTTTTCAATGTCGACTTCAGCTGTTTCAATCATGCTCAAATAACTAGGCAAAAACAATTTAGTGTTTTCAGCTACTACATTGAACACATCGATTTCGTCATTTGCTAGAAGATTACCCATTACAATATCCTTGATTCTAAACTCATGGGCATTATCAATAAAATTATCGTCTTTATGAATGAAGATAAACCCTTTGTTTTGTCCGCTTGGATAGTGCTTAAAATAGTTTAGACTCTCTGTGTATAGTTTAAATTTGTATGCGTTAATAATCGGTCTTCCATCCTTATCAAAGTCCCAAAACTTCTCTACTTTAATATTTGATTTGATTATTTCAATTTCACTATCTAGGGCATCATCTGAAACATCCTTAAATTCTTGTTTAATGTGTGCTTTCTTTTTACCACCCATAACCATATTGGTCAATCTACGAACGCGGTCTTTATCCTCAAATCTTTGCGCTCCAAACTGCGAAGTCTTTTTGTATGCTGAATCAATTATTTTCTTAATCTCAGGTGCATCAAAATCTTTTTGAGCATATCGGATGCAGTACATTTCCGCAATCGATTTATCCACTCCGAAATCATTAAACGCACTGCATAATTTAAACAGACTAGTGTTTCTTTGTTTGGCATCGTATTTCTTTTGAAACCAATGTATCAACCTATTCGCTATTTGGTCTTGGTCGGTTAATGGTATGTTTGTGACTTGACCAATGATATCTATTTCGTGAGGCAATACCCTAACCTCAGGTATAAATATTTCAGCATTTAAGTTTACGTATATTTCAGGGTCATAAGATTCAAGGCACAACCTAGAAATATCCGAACCGCTTTTGTCTGCATTTGGGTAGTGCTCAAATATTTGTTCAATAACCTTTTTGAACTCTTGGTCATCCTGAATCTCTACAATTCTGTAAAGTGCCTTAACCCCATAGCGCGGTGAAATCCATGCCGCAAAAATATGCTTATCTTTAATCAATTCAGATTTCAAACTGTTTGCCGAATCGATATCCTTTGTATCGTCAAAATCTAATATTGCCAGTCCTGAAGACTTTTTCAATCCAGTCTTTGACCGATTAGCAAAATAACCATTAAAGCAAACCGCAGGCAATTTCTGTTTTAACTCCTTTTGCTTTTCGGGTTCATTCGCTGCCCTAATGTCTCCGACTAATGTCTTTGATGCTCCGTCTCTAATCCTATCCAAGAAAAAAGAAACATCCTTTGATACTTTCGGACTAGTTGAAAATGTTGATGTAAAAAAACTTACTTTCATAATGTTAATGCAAAAAGCCCTCAAGTGTTCAGGGTGGTAGTTCCGTACTAACTTGAAGGCTTTTAATTTAAAATTCTTCTTTACCGCTACCACTCGGTATTATTTAAAGGCAAATATACAACTTATTTTAAAAGTACAAACAGCACAAATGAAAAAAAAAGTTTGTACTGATTAACACATTGATTAATAACTACTTATTCTATTAAGCACAAAAGCACAAACTTTTTTAGGTTTCCCTCGTGTGAGACTAAAATATTTTTTTTTACGCGTATAATATAAATAAAAAAAGTTTTTTCTGACTATTACTATCTGTATAGTATAGTATTTTTTTGTGCTTTTGTGCTGAACTAACTAATTGATTTACAGCGTTTGTATTTTTTACTTCAGTACAAACCAAAAAAAAAGCGCCCCAATTAGGACGCTTTCGTTAGTTACTCGCTCGGATTTTCTAAACTTATTTCTATCTCCTTAAATTGCCTGTAAATCTCGCCCGTAATCAATCCGTATTGGTTTGCCTCGTCTTTATCCACGTTATCGGTGAAAGTTCGGGAAATCGCTCCAAAATGCTTAATGGCGTTATTTGTGTATGCTTTGACCGAGCCGCGAAAAAAGTTTGTGTTCTCCACGTCTTCAAGTAGCATAAGCAACACCTCCGCGCATAAGGTCACGCGAAGGGCTGTGTTGATGTCGTTAGGGGTTGGTGTCATTGGTTTAGAATTTTATCCAATACAAACAAATTTGCTTTGGTAAATGATTCACACATAGCTTCGTCAACCCACAAATCTTGACTAACAAACTCGCCAGACTTGAGCCATGTTGTTTCAACTGTTATGCAGCCCTTTTGTCTTCTTTGAGTCATCCATTCATCATGCTCGTAAGACTTGACTATTTCGAAGCCTAATGCTTCTAATTCTGACATTGTTAAGTGTTTCATTTCGTTGTTTAGTTTTGTTCTGCAAATATACAAAAATTTGTATTGCAAATTAAAAAAGTGAAAAATAATTTAAAATAGATAACCCCGTTACCGCTCCACACCCAGCGCCAAAAGCATAAACCAACTTTGACCGCGTTGTGCTAATCGCTACCTTAGACACGTTAAACGCCCATAGAAGCGATATAAGGAACGAACAAACGAAAATAGCAGGAAAGTTAAGGCGCGAAATAAATAATGTGTTTACAGCTACTAAACCGACTTGTAAAAAAGATTGTGCAAATAGTTTCATATTCTAATTTATTTCAATTTCTACAATCGCGCTTTTAGTGTAGCCCGTGCGTGTGTAGCTAAGGATATCTATCTTTTGTTTCCAGCGTGCGTTCATACAATCGTGTACTTCGTACCATCCTAATCCGCTAACGTAGATACTATCACCATAATCGTATTGACCGCCCCAACGTTTTAGCATATCGCGGCTCAAAGCGCACCATTTCAAAGTACCGTTTCTAAGCGCAACCGTATCTATTCGGCTCATGTCGGCTGTTATAAGCGGCTCAGCATCGCATTGGGCTACGCTTGGATAGTAGTGCGAAACCGATACGAACGTGAATTGGAAGGTTATAATGAAGGGTAGCAGGGTCATGACTTGTTTATTTTAGAAGCGTAAACTAATATGATTTGCCCATCTTGTTCAAAGCCCCTGAGCGGCTTATCCATCATTCGGTTGAAATAATACGTTGTTAACTTGATGTGCGCTGTTTCTTCCTGAATGCCAAACGTTTGAGCCATTTCAGTTTTAAGCTCGTGTATTTCATCATTCTGCAAGCGGTCGAATGATTCGTGCATAAAGTAAAACTGCTCACCGTTCTTATCCAATACTCTTTTTTTACGTTCTAATTTCATGCTGCTTGTATTTGTTGCATCCAAAACTCATTTACTACTACTCGCGCACGTGTGATTGTGATGTCGAATCTTTTAGCGAAGTTCTGTATAATCACTTCTCGGTGCTCGTCGCTGCTTAGGAACTCAGCAAAGTTGCCTATCCATTGTTCTTGTTTAGTTGTCATTTTCTAAGGTTAATGATTTGTGAATGTTTGCCCAATCTTTTAGGCTTTCTTTGCGCTCTGCAATGGTTTTAAGCGACTTTTTGCACCTGTCGAGTATCTTTGCTTGGTCTGCGTAGTCAAGTCCGCGCAGAATGTCTAAAATGCGGTGCTTATGTGTTTTGTTCATTATTTCCCGTTTAAAATGTCATTAATATTGCCTAACGTGATATTCATTGCGAAAATAAATCCATCAGAAAACTGCGTTTGGTATTTTTCAGCCTCAGCAATCTGTCTTTTAATAGATTCGACTTGCATTTCAAGTTTTGATTTAATTGAAATAGCCACTTGGTTCTGAACGCTCATATCGGTGTAGGGTGCAATCTCGACCAAATGTCTGTTTCTTATTTTCTTAACTGTGCCATCTTTGAA